CAACACAAGCAATATCATATGTAAACATTTGATTTGTTGCTCACAAAGCAGCTCTATTAGCAGCTCTAGTACCTCATGCTGTTGTTGCAGCATAGATTCTTGTAGTTGCGTTATCAGTTACTTCATTTTGGATTACATTATCAATAATTCTAGCCATATTATCTCCAAGAAGTTCAGAAACAACACTAGACATATTAAATAATGCTTTTTTAGACAGTTTATCTGTAAGAATTACATACAAACCATATTGTTTTGAAGCAGCTGTGATAGTTTCAGCTGTGTATCCAATATCATTAGAAGTTACACCATCAATCAATTCTGATTGAGAAGGAGTAATTGCTAAAGCTGGAAATTTTGCCCAAACAACGTTATCAGCCATTGATTCGTCTATTGGAGCTTCTCCGAATTGAGAGAACACTAAATTAGGTTCAAAGTTTTTTAAAACGTTTTTTACTATTTTATTCAAAAACGCATTACTAGAAGTAGACGTGCTACTTTTTAATCCTGCATAATCCATCATGGTCTAAAGAGTATTAGTAAATAAAATTTCCCTTTTATTTACTGAAAGTTTTTTTAAGACAAGTAAGCTTCCATATCTTTGAATGCTTGCTCATCATCTTTAGAGGAATTAGATTTTGAAGATCTATTATTGTTATCTCATCAAAAACTATTTGAAATATTATGTTTAGGTTTTGATTGTTCTTGATTGAATTTCCCAAATAACACGTTGTATGCCTTTTTCAAACTATATCAGTATTCTTTTTGTAAAGATCTAATATGTTTGATTTCAGGATCATCTAGTTCAGGATGATCTTTCAAGAAGATATTAAGCTCTCTTTGTTCAAGAGAAGATTTTTGCCTAGTATTCAATAGTTCGTTAGTTTTCTTTTCGATAATCTTTTCGATTACATCGAGATCTTCTTCACTATACTTCTCTTTAATCTTTGCTAAATCATCATCACTAAGTGTTTTAATATTTTTGACTTGTGATAATTCTTTAGTTAATTGTCTGATCTTCTTATTTTGTAAGTTAGTGATAGCATATAATCTATGCTTCTCACTTTTACTAATAGGATCTCAGTTCTTGTCAAGAGGAGGTTTATTATCTTGATCATCATCCTGATCGTCATCTTGATCTTCAGAATCATCATCTAGATCTTCATTCTCATCTTCATCTAGATATTTATCATCTAGATCTTCATTCTCATCATTTATGCCTGATGAAAGCTGTTCGTCATTTATGCCTGGCGTTAGCGTGTCTTGTTTTCACATGACTATTATTGGTAATATAATAAAACATTTTAAGAAATCAATAGAATTATGTAGATATGCAAAGGGAAACTTTCAGAACAGCTGAGGGAGAACTGTTTGATAAAACCCTTGCATATCTATATAATCCTATAAAGGATTATATTTTAATATATTTCATCAGCTCATTACTAAGTTTTTTATTCTCTTTTTCTAGTCTTTCTTGTAATGGTATTTGTCTATCAGATTCTGTATCCATAATATTTTGAAGTTTATCTACTGTTAATTTTGGTAGATTTTTCATTATAAATAAAGATGTAAGTCTTTCTTTCAATAGATGACTTGCATTGAATTTTAATGATTCATCACTACATGGAATCCATAGTTTTTCCTTTATTGATCACATAATAATATCCAGCTCAGAACTAATTAGCTTCCAAGCTGGATGATCTATCAACTCTTTAAGGAGTCCAATTTGAGAACTGAGGGTTTGAGACTGGGTTGTATCATTCTGTTTTTGGTTCATCTTTTGGTAATGGTTTTAAAGTAAAATCATCTCTATCATAAGCTATTCATTCCAAAGCAAGATATTTACAGATAATATCGATATGTTCTTGTTTTCTGTAAACAACACTTGTAAGAATCTCTACATTCTTCTCTTCTTTGTGAGCTATTCAATAATAATCCAATACTGAGAATAATTGTTCTGTTTTTCTTCTTAGACTATCTTTATCCATATAACCTTTATATGCAGTATTGAATCATCTATTTTCTAACATGAATTGACAGATACTATAAGCTTCTATGATCATTGGTAACATATCATAAATAGCATTGATTTTATCCTCGTTATTAAGCTGATCTTCGATCTTTGGTTGGTTTTTCGGTTTGGATTTGATCGTCTCATCAGATTTTGAAAGGTTCTGTTGTGGTTCAGAATCAGTCATCTCAATCGGTTTCTTTACTTCAAATCAATTCAGATCATTCAACTCACTCACTAGCTCATTGTACTTCTGTACTTCAGTCGCTGTTAATGGATGTTTCGTTTCCAGTTGTTCAAGAGTTTCCATCTTCTTCCAATGGAGTTTCTTGATTTCAGGTTGCGTTTGTTGTGCTGTCGCTTCAGCTTGGACTGGTTCAGTCATTTTTATCGTTATTAGATAATAAAACATTAGGATCTCAGACTTGTTTTTGTAATGTCTGCATTTGTTGCATCATTTGTTGCATCATAGTCTGTAGGGTTTGAATTTGTTCATCTTTTTTGTTATCTGTTTCTTTTGCTATAGCGTCTCTATGTTCTTTGTCTTTTTGTAAGAATAGATCATAATTTATATGTAGATCTAGTCATGTATGTTCAGGAACAGGTACTCTTTCATTATATTCTTCTTGAAGTTTAGAATAATCAAAATCAGAGGTATCATATCATTCTTGACGTAGAACTTGTAGGAAATAATCATTAACTATTCAGCAATGTCTTGGTTGGATTCTGTATTTAAGGTATTTCTTATATTCATTCTTATATATAAAAGGAATACCATAAAAATTAAGCACTTGATCAATCTTAGATGGTTTAAACATCTTATTAACATAATCACGTGTTCAATCACATTCCATATCGAATCAGATCTTACCAATAGATTTTCATCATGAGCCAGGAATATCTCTTTCTAATGAATTATCTCCCATGTTTGTTTTTTATAGATAAAATTATAATAGTTCTTTAATTTGAGTAATAATAGTTTTATATTCGTTAAATAATCTTTTTCTATTTTCCATATCAGCTTTATATGTTTTAATTTGATTGATTGCAGCCATTCTAGAAGCTTTTATATCTTCATAAGCTACATCATCTTCTGTAATTTTTGATAAAGTCTCTTCAAAAGACACTATCGCTTCCTGGTTTGTTTTAATCATTCTTGGAAAAGATACTGTTGTATTAACAATAGAATCAAGATATTTCTCTGTTCGTTTTTTTAGATAATCAACTACATGAGATTTATCTAGTAATTCCATATCAGCATAATCCTTAATAAACTCGTCTTTTAGATCTTGCATAGCTTCATCTCTCCATGATTCAACAATATCCTTAGCTTTTTGGATTTGTTCAGGAGTAAATTGTTCTTCTTGAGGATCGTTATTGATTTTCTCCTCTTGTACTTTTTTTAGTTCATCAGTCATAGTTTTTTTATAAAGAATAAAAATTTGTGAGTTTTCACAATAAGTCTGTTCCCTCGAGAAATGATCGAAGCAATAAACTTATTTAGATAGATAGTGTTGGCTATCTATCCTATAAGCATATTATTTCTTTGCTTTCTTATCTTTCTTTGCTTTCTTTGGAGCTTTTCCAAAGTTATCAATTTGATCTTCTACTAATAAGATTTGATTTTCAATGTCTTTTACTTCTTTTTTATCAGCATTTTCTAATTGTTCTTCCAATTTTGCTTTTTGAGCAAATAGGTTGTTTAGAACATACTCGTCTTTTGAAATCATTTGTAAATATTATTAAATAAATAAAAACTACATTTGAACATCAGCTAGACTAGGTTGTTTTTGCTGATTGTTTTGGCTTAACATGTTAGCTGTCATTTGATTCTGCATTCAATTTGTATTAGGTTGCTGTCATGCTGCTTCTATTGCTTTTGCTCTTTCTAGATCACGTCTTTTCATCATTCTTATCCTATCAGAGATAGCTGATTTTGTTGCAGCTGTTGGTTTGGCTTGTTTGTATACATGGATATAATCTTCATGATGTTCATCTATTTGTTCAGGAGTAATTTCTTCTAGTTTTACATTATCATTTAAAAGACGTAGTTGATCTTTTGCTTCTTGTTCTTCTCATGATTCTTTTACGTAATCCAATA